TTCTGCACGGCATCGGACTTAGCTCCATTGCGGTGAATCCGGCCCAATACTTGCAGATAGTCTTTGGCATTGAATGTGGGGCAGATGAGGGAAATGCGTGGGCGTTCGCCGCGTATGTCATGAAGCGATAGGCCAGTCCCTCCAGCTGCGATGTTCACGACTATGCACTTTGCCGCATCGTTTTGGAAATCGTCGATTGCCTGTTGTCGCTGTGCGGCATTCTGATTCCCATCGATTTTGGGACAGTGTAAAAGTCCAATAAGAGCATTTACAGTATCCGTAAAATTAACGAAGATCGCTACGCTATTTCCGCCGTCGATAAAGTCTTCCGCCATTTCGGCGATGTCTGGAACTTTGAATGACTCTGCAAGCTGGCGAGCTTTGAGGATATTGACTAGCACGTGTTCGCTATTTGCTACCGTACCATTCAGTATGTATTCGTCGATAATCGCTGGTGTGATGCCCAACTGCTCGTAGGCTTTGTCGATTTTCTTTAGATCTTTGAATTCAGTCGGCTCTACGAAAACGCGGTTGTTCCTAAACGAATCCGGAAAGTCCGCTGGCGTCAGCTTGTTGGCGTTGACTCCATAGATTGCTTGACGGATCAGAGCCAGCTTGCTGCGGTTCGACAGCTTCCAACCACCCCAATCATCTTGGTAGCATCCGTGTTGCATCATCCAGCTGTACCAACTAGACAGCCCTTTCTCTGGCTTATTGAGGGAGTGGAGCCCCAACAAGAATCCCAAAGCCCGCATCTCTGTAGGATCTTCGGCTGCGGTGGCAGACATGCCGTGTACACGGAATCCCTGCTGTATAAGCGAAATGACCAGCTGTGCATTCTGCGTGTACGGTCCTTTACACTTGTGGATTTCGTCTACCAGAATCAAGGAATCAGGATTCAGGTTCCATCGCATAATCTTTTTGCCCGCTTTGGACATCCATTTGGTCTTGCCATTCCGGACTTTCTCAAAGTTGAGAACAAATTCTGGAGTGATCCCGTGTTCAGCGAACTCGCGTTGCCATGCTGGGATGACAGCTTTTGGGCAAAGCACTGCGACTGGAAGTCCGAGTTCCTTCGCCAAATGCACTGCCACTACTGTCTTGCCAGTTCCAACGCTGGAGCTATCCAGCGTGTTGATCTTCTGGTGGTGGCAGTTGAGGTAAAAGTTTTTAGCTTGTTCCTGTTTGGGGTAGAGCGTCTTCATTCGAGACAGCACTTACCACAGCTGTTTTGATGAGTCGAGAAAAAAATTGAAAAATTTTATTCTGGACCACAATTGTCTCCCCACGATAGAAATGCTGGAGTATTTTCACCGACATATGCGCCCTCTACATTGTAGTAGAAATACTCGATTGCGTCGTCCGGAGTCATGTCACGCTCCAATATCTCAAGACATTTCTCGAAATTGTAGACCGCAAACGGTCTACCAAATTGGCGGGCGATACCCATGAATGCATCTTCAAATCCAGTGGCGAGTAGAATTTCTTCTTCGTCATTAAGGCATTGTTCGACGGCGGCTTTGATCTTATCCATATTTTTTTCTTGCGTATTGTGCGATGAGGAATGCGTCAACGATACCGTCATGCGGTACGGTGCAGCGATTGTTCTTACGCCAGTCCTCTTCCGGAGCAAGTTCTAGCGCCTTCTTTAGCGCGAAGATTTTTGTTTGCGATTTCGGTACTTTGCCGAGCATGTCTTTTTGCCAGTCCAATACTTGGATGGGCTTTACTTTAAGGCGGTGTGACTCACACATGCCAAGAATTTTACCATATGATATGCCCATCGACCGCATCGCTTGCGATGACTTGGCATGTTTCAGTGGTTCCTCAATCGCGATCAATGGTGGAGTATGGAGGTCAGTGATCCAGTTGTAGATCGTTTCAGTATCCACTTCTCTTTTTCCTGATCGCTGGAATGTCGGTGTCGCCCACATGTCGATGACAGATCCATCGTGTGCTGATATCGCACACAGTCCGCCGTCGAGTCCGTTGTCGATGCCGATGATCATTCCATGTCTTTTTCAGTTTCTGCTTTATATTTCTTAGCTATCTCTAAAGCTATTTGCTGAAGCTTTTTATCGGTGTCAACTTTCCGCTTTGCGTGAATTACCGTAGTGTGATCCCGCCCGAACAATACCGCGATCTCTGTCAAAGTGCAGTCAAGAAGAATTCGCATAAGGGACATCGCGACATGGCGGGCGTTTGAAACTCTAGCCGACCTGCAACGTTCAAACAAAGTCTGCGGTTCGCACAAAAATTGTTTTGCTACTAAAGCAATGATCAGGCTTTGGTTTTCTTTGGTAAAACGGCGGTCCATTATGCAGTTAGATTGTCGATGATATCAGAGTTTACCAAAACACCGTCTCCACTTTCTGGCACGTGAATCGTAGATCCTTTACAGAGGGATTGTAAAAAGAACACTTCTTTAGCCGTGTATGGAAAAACTCGGTAATGGAGTCCCGACAATTTTTTTACATCGAAGGTAAAGTCATCTTTTGGTAGATTTCTCTTTACCAATGTTAGGGAGTCATATTCTGGAATTTTGTATTTAAACATATTATTCTTCTTCTACGTCAATGATTGTTGGTTTCATTTTGGTGACAGATCCGTTTCCACGGTCTGCTTTTGAATTATTTAGGATTGAGATGTCAATGTGCATTTTGCTTTGTCCTCCACCGCTTTTTGCATTAAGACCCAAATTGCGGCGGATCAACTGGTCTAGTTCTGAAAGTTCCCGAACAGTCTTCGGGCCTTTGAGATTGTGTATCGAATCTCGTAGGATCTTAATGCCAGCGGCAGCAATGTAATGTTGGTACTTATCCGCTGGAGTCGATTGAGCCTCCGCGATATCCATCATCGCGGAGTCCTCTGCAAGACGGGCGTCATGCTTGGCAAGACGGATCGCATCGTCTGTGTAGTTCTCAAGATTTTCTTCGAGATCTACAGCAAGCTGGTCATTGTAAATGTCGGCGGCTGGTTTCTTTCGGGGCTTCGGAATGTGCCCGCCTTTTCTCCGTGGTGGCTTTCCAGCGTTTTTGAGCCAGCGTCGAACAGTCCCTACATGAACGCTGAGTTCTTTGGCGATAGTCTTTATTTTATAGTCTTTCTCGTACATCTCCAAAGCTCTTTGGAGTGCCGTATTTTGGGGATCTAGTTCGTCAGCCATTAGTTGTTGACGGAATGTTTATAGCGCATAAGATAACCGCGCAAGAAAAAAATGAGCGTTATATCAGATAAACACAAAAAATTGCTGGAGCCGCGTATCGATCCGACAACAAAGAAAATGGACGTCGGCGGTCTCTTGATCCCCCCAACTAACTTGCTCACCGCTCTTTTGTACGGTTTTGCCAACCACAAAAACGTGAATGCGAAAGAATATTATTTCTGGCGGTGCTGCGACGAACTCTGGAACAATCCCGAATTACCGGAACCGCTAATGGTTAGACATCCGTGGGCAGAGCAAATGATTCGGGCGGCTATTCGCAACAAGTATCTTGCGGTCGGCGGCTCTGCATCAAGCGGAAAGTCCCATACGTTTGCGGCATGGGGCATCATCAACTGGCTGTCACAGCCACAAGATACGCTGGTCATGATGACCAGTACTACCCTCCGCGAAGCCAGACGCCGTATCTGGGGTTCCGTTATCTCGCTCCTGACCGTGATTCAGGAAGCACCGTGCAAGATACGGGATTCAATCGGTAGCGTAGCCTACATTAATGAAAACGGAGATTTGATCGAACGGGCTGGTCTGATGCTGATCGCCGCTGAAAAGAGCAAGACTCGCGAAGCTGTGGGCAAGTTCATCGGTATCAAGCAAAAGCGGGTAATCGTCATTGCCGACGAGCTTTCGGAAATTTCGGAGGCAATTCTACACGCTGGTCTTACCAACTTGTCGAAGAACCCCTTCCTCCAGATGATCGGTATGTCCAACCCCAACAGCCGATTCGACGCATTCGGCGTGTGGGCGGAGCCGAAAAATGGCTGGGAATCTGTGGATACCAATACGGCAGACCATTGGGACACCAAATGGAACGGCCATTATTTGCGACTAGACGGTGAGCGAAGTCCCAACATTCTGGCTGGCGAGACGCTCTATCCTTGGCTCCCGACAGAAGAGAAGCTAGCAGAGGATAGGGCATTGCTCGGACAGGAGTCTCGCGGCTATATGCGAATGGTCCGTGCCGTCTTCTTTGACAGCGACGAAACCCAAGGAATCTACAGTGAGGCGGAGATCGCGTCGAGCAAGTCAATGAGCAAAGTCGATTGGGCT